AACAACAGAACCAGTTGGAAAAGGCGAAGCATGCGAAGTAACGTATGAAGGAACATTTTTGTATAAAGAAGGTACTGCATTAATAGCGCAGGGTAATAGAGTATACTTAGATATAGGTGGAACTGAGTTAGCTAATGCAGGTTATTATAAAGCAGTTTTTGATGGTGTACAATACGATTACGAAATAAATAATTCTGGTAGAGCACGAACACCGGTTGCTTGTGAATAAATAAATATATATAACAACAATATAATTAAATTAAATGGAAAATAAAATAACAAAAGAAGAATTAAAGAAAATTACAAAATATCAAGAAGACTTGCAAAAGGTAATTTTAGATATAGGAGTAGCTGAAACTAAAAAACATGCTATGCTGCATAAGGTTGCAGAAATTAATAATGATATAGAAGAATCTAAAAAAATACTAGAAAGTAAATATGGCCAAGTAAACATAAACCTAGAAGACGGATCTTATACAAAAGTAGAGAATGAAGAAGATAAGAAAGATTAGTATAGGTGCTGACTACAAAAACGAAGCCATGCATTATTCTTTAGGCCAAGAAGTTTATGGTAAGCATATTATTAACAATATACTTTTTGATGATAAAGATTGTTCATATAATATTTACATAATAAAAAACAACGAAGTTTTACCTTGGAAAAAGTTTAACAGCAACATGGCTGTATCTTTGGAATATGATCTTAGTTATTAATGAAAAGCTTATACCATTTTATTATAAAACCTTTAGATAAAAGATATGAAAATATAAAAAAGGTTGATAATAAGGAATTAGTTATTAATTCAAGTATTGAAAATCATGTTTTTGTAAGTAAAAGAGCTATTGTGGTTTCGACTCCAGCAGCTTATAATACAAAGATAAAAGTAGGTGATGAAATACATATACATCATAATGTCTTACGCAGGTTTTATGACCAGAAAGGTATTGAAAAAAATAGTGGAACTTATTTTAAAAATGAATTATATTTTTGCTCACCTGAACAAATATATATGTATAATTTAAAATCACATTTAAATTATTGTTTTATAAAACCACTTAAAAACCAAAACTTCTTAGACAAAAGAGAAGAACAACCTAATGTTGGTATAGTAAAGTATACAAACAACACCTTAGAAGCTCTAGGAATAACGCCTGGAACGCTTATTACGTTTACCCCAAACTCTGAATTTGAGTTTATAATAGATGGTGAACGACTTTATTGTATGAAATCAAATGATATAGCCTTAACGCATGAATACCAAGGAGACGAAAAAGAAAATAATCCAAGCTGGGCAAAAAGCAGTTGAGGAACTTATTAAAGTAGCAAAAGAAAAGATTGTTGACTCAGACGACGATGTAAGCGCTGATAGATTAAAAAATGCTGCTGCAACTAAAAAGTTAGCTATATTTGATGCTTTTGAAATACTTAATCGTATACAAATAGAAGAAGATATTTTAAATGAAAAACCTAAAGAATTTAAAGAACAAAAAGCTTTTAAAGGTTTTGCAGAAGGGAGAAGCAAATGATTTATCAACAAACACTTTGGGTAGAAGTTAAAGACGTTGTTAATCCTAAAATATTAAAGAAACAAAATCGTTTCAAAAAATGGGAGTATGGATATAACTCTGATTATGATTTTATAGTAATAAGTAAAACTGGACAAATTGGACAAATCATTGAAATACAAAATCTCAGGATTGCTTTACCAGCAACAGATGAACCGTTTAAACGAAGTGAAACTAAAGCGGATCAAAGATGGGAAAAGCAAAATTACCCAAAAGAACTAAGCAGAATAAAAAATAGATTTGACTGGGAAGAATATCCAGAAGAATTTAAAGAAAAATGGTATGACTATATTGATAAAGAGTTTACTAAAAGAGAACAAGGTTATTGGTTTTATATTAAAGGTAAACCTACTTATATCACTGGCACTCACTACATGTACTTACAATGGTCAAAGATCGACGTTGGAGCACCAGACTTTAGAGAAGCAAATAGATTATTCTTTATATTTTGGGAAGCATGCAAAGCAGATAACAGATGTTACGGGATGTGCTACCTTAAAAACAGAAGGTCTGGATTTTCATTTATGTCATCAGCAGAGCTTGTTAATCAAGCGACGATATCAAGTGATGCCAGATTCGGTATATTATCTAAATCTGGATCAGATGCTAAAAAGATGTTTACAGATAAAGTTGTGCCAATATCCGTTAACTATCCGTTTTTCTTCAAGCCGATCCAAGACGGTATGGATCGTCCTAAAACAGAACTGGCGTATAGGGTTCCAGCTTCAAAATTTACTAGAAGAAAGCTTGAAAGTAATGAGCAATTAAAAGAACTTGATGGTCTCGACACAACTATTGACTGGAAAAATACTGGTGACAACTCTTACGATGGTGAGAAATTAAAAATATTAGCACACGACGAAAGCGGAAAATGGGAAAGACCGGACAACATATTAAACAACTGGCGAGTTACAAAAACAACACTAAGGCTAGGATCAAGAATCGTAGGCAAGTGTATGATGGGCTCAACTTCAAACGCGTTAGATAAAGGTGGAAATAATTTCAAAAAATTATACTACAATTCAGACGTTAAAAACAGAAATAAAAACGGACAAACTTCTTCTGGGCTCTATTCTTTGTTCGTTCCTATGGAATGGAACTACGAAGGATTCATGGATTCTTACGGATCACCTGTCTTCATTAGAGAAAAAAATAACGTCAAAGGAATTGACGGTTTTGAAATTGAAACAGGAGTTATTGAACATTGGCAAAACGAAGTTGAAGGCTTGAAGTCTGATCAAGACAGTTTAAATGAATATTATAGACAATTTCCAAGAACAGAAGCTCATGCTTTTAGAGATGAGACAAAACAAAGTTTGTTTAATCTTGTAAAAATATACGAGCAAGTTGATTATAATGACTCAATAAATAACAAATTAAATATCACGCAAGGTAGTTTCAACTGGGTTGATGGAATAAAAGATACTGCTGTAATGTTTTATCCTAATAATAACGGTAGGTTTAAAGTTAGTTGGATTCCGCCTAAAAATTTACAAAACCGAGTGATAATAAGAAATGGCATTAAATATCCTTTAAACGAGCATATTGGATCTTTTGGCTGTGATAGTTATGATATATCAGGAACGGTTGATGGTAAAGGATCTAATGGTTCATTACATGGCTTGACTAAGTTTTCAATGGAAGATGCGCCGTCTAATCATTTCTTTTTAGAATATATATCAAGACCACAGACAGCGGAAATATTCTTTGAAGATGTTTTAATGGCTTTAGTTTTTTATGGTATGCCATTACTTTGTGAAAATAACAAACCAAGATTACTTTATTATTTAAAGAGAAGAGGTTACAGAGGTTTTAGTATGAACAGACCCGATAAACTTATTAATAAATTATCTGTAACAGAAAGAGAAATAGGTGGAATACCTAATTCAAGTGAAGACATTAAACAAGCACATGCTGCTGCTATTGAAAGTTATATAGAAAATTTTGTAGGTGTTAAAGAAAATAACTACGGTGATATGTATCACCAAAAAACATTAGAAGACTGGGCGGTTTTTAATATAAACAACAGAACTAAACATGATGCGACTATAAGTTCTGGACTAGCTATAATGGCTTGTAATAAAAACTTATATAGGCCAGTTCCTCAAACTAGTATTAATAAAATAAATCTTGGTATAAAGACTTATGACAATACCGGTACAATATCAAAAATTAATTAATATATATGCAAGCAACAAATACATATAGTACTTTTCCAGACCAGGTAGTACCTGCAGCAGAAAAAGCTACATACGGATATGGTTTAAAAGTTGCACGAGCTATTGAAGGTGAATGGTTTAGAAATTCACAAGGAGCTGGTTATAGATATATGACTAACTCTAATAATTTCCATAATTTAAGACTTTACGCTAGAGCCGAGCAACCAGTACAAAAATATAAAGATGAATTAGCTATTAATGGTGATTTATCTTATCTTAATTTAGACTGGAAGCCAGTTCCAATCATACCTAAGTTTGTAGATATTGTAGTTAATGGTATGTCACAAAGATCTTACGAGGTTAAAGCAATGGCTCAAGATCCTACTTCATTAAAGAAAAGAACAAAATATGCTCAGCGTATTATAATGGATATAGAGAATAGAGATTTTAATGCTGTTGTAATGGAAGAGTTTGGTATAGACATGACAGAGTCTAGAGATAGAAAT